TCATGGCGCGTGCGTAACCCCAACAAGGCCACGCCAGGCGGTCTTGAGACCGGTGCCGGCCTCGCGCATGGCGGCGGTGACGGCCTTCTCCCCCGCCTTCACTTCCGCAGCCATGGCGGCGACGAGGTCGGGCGTGATGTCGAGTTTCAGTTTCATCGCGATCAGGCCGGGCGCAGGTCCACGGTCCAGACGAGCCGCTCGCGGTCGCGGACAGGCTCGCCCTGGACGAGGAAGGCCTCGCCGTCGATCACGATGCGGTCGCCGGGACGCGGGTTTGCCACCTCGGCGAGGCGCAGATCGAGCCGGGTGGTTTCCGACCAGATGCTTGCCTCGCCGAAGCCGGTGACGTCGTCCGGCCGCCGGAGGATGGCGCGGACCAGTGCGGGCGTGCCGCCCTCGGCGGTGTAGACGACGTCGCGCGCCAGATGCGCGTCCGCGAAGAGCGCGTCGAGGGCGGCGGCGAAGGCGGTCATCAGAACGTGCCGTTCAGCCGCACGCGACCGATCGTGTCGCCAGCCCCGCCCGCCACCGCTTCGACCGCCACGCCGATGAGGGTGTTGTCGGTCGCGACCGTGGTGCAGCGCTTGTTGGTGTCGTCCCAGTACACCTTGGCGCCGACGGTCCAGGCCTGGGAGCCGATCTTGGTGAGGTCGAAGACGCCTGTGAGCGCGGCCTCGACGGTGGCGCCGCTCGCGGCATCGCCGGCCGCCACGCCGAAGATCGAGCCGACGAGCAGACCGTCGCCGGAGGTCACGGCGTAGGGCGCGGTCAAGGTGAGGGTGCCGCCGGGCTGGACGTAGTTCTTCATCGCGTATTCCTTTCGCGGAACGAGGACGGGCGGCCCATTCGGACCGCCGGTGCGTCAGGGATCAGGGTTCAGGGGGTGGCCCGGCTCACGCGCCGGGGTTCTTGTAGAGGCCGCGCCAGTCGATGGCCTTGGCCCCGAAGTCGAGGCGGCACTTGATCTCGACGCCGTCCACGTCGAAGCCGTTGCGCGTCTCGATGTAGGCGCCCTGCTGGCCCTCGAGATAGGCGTACTCAATGGTGTCGATCTGGTTCGGGCTCGCCGCCAGATACCAGGCCGTCTCGCTCGCCGCGTCGAGCCGCGGCTTGGCGATGGGCGAGAGAGTGCGGATCGACTGCGGCACCACGTTGCCGCTCTGGGCGGGCACGAGGTTCTGGGCGACCAGCTGTTCGGCCTTCAGCTCCAGCGATGCCGGCACGATCAGGAAGGCGGGGCGGATGTTCAGCACCGTCTTCTTGTCGAGCCCGGTCTGCTTGCGCATCGCCGCCCGCGCGAGGCCCACGCTGTCGACCCCGAGCGCCGCGCCCGTGCCGGCGAGGTTTTTGTGGGTCGAATGGAACAGCGACGTGCCGTCCGCCATCGCGGGGTTCGACGTCACGATGTCCCAGACCACATCCGACTCAAGCTGGGCGATCGAGTTGCCGTACATCGCCGGGATGCGCGTGAAGGCGTCGAGATCGTCGTTGATCAGCACCTGCCGGGTGATCGCGACGACCCGGCCGTAGGTCTCGATGCGGTAGCTCTCCTTGCTCTCTCCGAGCGTGCCGCGCTTGAACTCGCCGCTCTCGCCGACCTTCAGGAGCTGCGGCGCCTCGCCCAGCTGGACGCGGTGCATCGCCTTGAAGTCGGTGGCGAGCACCTGCCGGCAGAAGAGCGGGAAGGTCCGCGGATAGGCCTCGTAGGCCTGGCGCAGCGTCTTGTTCGTGACCACGGCGAGGATCTCGGGGAAGTCCGAAGTCGAGTGCAGCGCGCGCGTCGCGACCTCGTCACGCGAGAGGCCGCGGGTGCTGGCGCCCGCCGTCTCGAGGCTTTCGCGGGCGAGCTCCATCAGCGTCATGCCGCGATACTCGCGCGCGGCGTCTTCCAGCGGAAAGAGCGTCGGGCTGTAGCGGTGCAGGAGCGCGTTCGAGATCGCCTCGCGCCGCGTGACCGTGGCGTCGCGCCCGCCGAGCGGGATCGAGACATGGGGGAAGGTCCGGGTCTCGTCGGCCTTGGCGGCGACCTGGTCGAGGATCAGCCGGCGCGCCTCGTCGATGGAGACACCGCGCTTGATCAGGTCGTCGGCGAAGCCTCGCTCGAGATGCAGCTTGTCGGCGAGGCCGTGGATCGTGGAGACGCGCTCGCGCTCCTGTGCGCGGGCCTCGGTGACCAGCGCGTCGGTGTCGACGCTGCGAGCGCGATCCTCGGGCGCCGTTTCCGGCGCGGGCTTCGTCGCCTTGGGCTTCGTGTCGGCGGCGCGGGTCTGCGGTTCAGCAGCGCCGGTCTTGTCGTCGGTCATGTTCGTCTCCTCGGGCACTGCGGTTTCGCTTTTCTGCGCGGCTGTCTCGGCCGCGGTCTGGGTCTTGTCCGTCATCGAGGATGCTCCTTGCTCGGTGGGGGCGTCCCGGCGGTGGAGGACGCAGTCGTGATGTTCAATGTTGGAACGGAAGCCGGCGGCGGGGTCGGCGCCCACGGGCACGGCGGATATCTCGAACGGGGTCCAGTCCACCGCGCGCCAGAGCTCGCGCTGGCCGTCGGGTTTCGAGATCTCGAAGCGGTGGACCTGGTAGCCGATGGAGACCGCGCGGATGTGCCCGGCCTCGATGTCGCGCCAGATGTCGCCCACGGCGTCGCGTTCCGAGAGCCGGATGCGGGCGATGCCTTGGCCGTTCTCGATCCGGGCCGAGCCCGGCACGACCGAGCCGATCACCGCGTCGAGATCGTGCGCCTCGTGCACCTTCAGGAACGGCGCGCCCGCATTCAGCCGTTCGAGCCGCACATGCCCGGGCGCCATGCTGAGTTCCTCGTCATGCGGCTCGCCGAAGAGCGCGGCGCGGCGCACCCGGGCGCCGGTCGACCAGATCACCTCGACGCTGCGCGTCTCCGGGTCGATGCTGTTCGGCGCAAGCTCCGCCGACCGGCGGAACGCCGGCAGTTCGATCGTCTGCTCCATGGATGGATCCTCGTCAGGCCGCGTCCGTGTCCGGGTCTTCCGGATCGGTCGCGGGGTCATCTGGCGCATTGGCTTGCGCGCTGCCGGTCTTGGTCACGCGACGCGGGTCGCTGTCGAGCACGAGACCCAGCTCGTCGAGCTTGGCGTTCGTGGCCGCGATCTCGGCCAGCACCGCGTCGGGGTTGCGGCCCTGCCGGGCGATGGCCTCGGCGAGCGTCATGGTGCCGGAGCGGATGGCGAGCAGGTCGGCCATCGCGTCCTTCTGCGGATCGACCGCCTCGAACTTCGGCGGCGACCATTCCACCGGCACGTCCGGCGTCGGGATGCGCCCGGCCGCCCATGCGGCCTCGGTGAACCAGCGCCAGATAGGGGCGCAGAACATCGGAATGAAGAGCTGCCACTGGACGGCGTCAATCATCCGGCGGAACTCCACGAGCCCCGCGCGGATCGAGGAGTAGTTCACCTGGGACAGGTCCCCGGTCAGCAGCTCGTAGGGCACCCGGAAGCCGGCCGAGATCGTGTGCAGGCTCGCCCGCTTGTATTCGCCATAACCGCCGGTGGCCGACGGCTGGTTGAACCGGATGTCCTTGCCGCCGCGGGCATAGGCGATGAGGCCCGGCTCGAACTGCTCCACCCGGTTGCCGTCGGCATCGACCACCGCGGGCGCGATGCCCTGCTGCGCCTCCTCGTCGCCAAAGACGATGGCGGTGACGCAGGCCTCGGTCTTCTTGCGAACGATCTCGGCCACCTCGTAGTCGTCGAGATCGCGCAGGGCCCGGATGACGGGCGCGCCCCAGGGCACGCCGCGTGCCAGCGTCCGCTGCTTCTCGTAGACATGGGCGATCTCGCTGGCCGGCACCGCACGGCTGGTGAGCCTGCCCGTCAGGCTGAGCGTGGCGTCGCCCGGATGCGCGCCGAAGAGCCAGTAAGCCCGCCGTCGTCCGAGCGCGTCGAACTCGATGCCCTGCACCGCCTGGCTCGTGCCGAGAGCGCCGTTGCGGGTCGCGTCGAGGAAGTCGGCCTCGAGCAGCTGCAGCTGGACGGGCGGCATGACACCGTCGCCGGGGCGCCGTGGGCGGCGGCGGACCAGCACCTCGCCGGCCTCGACCATCTCGCGGCAGGCGAGTGTCTGCAGGCCATAGAAGTCGAGCTGGCCATCGGCGTCGCAGCCCCGCGCCCAGATCTCGAAGAGCCGGTCCACCTCGCGGTCGAGGGCTGCGTCGCCGCTGGCCGCACGCGGCATGATCCCGGCGCCCACGACGTTGTTGACGAGCACCGAGACCGCCTTGGCCGCGTGCGGGTTGTTGCGCACCAGGTCCCGCATCCGGTCGCGCAGCAGCGCACCGGCGCGGCCGATCTCGGCATCCGCCGAGGAGCCCGGCGCGTGCCATCCATCCGTGCGCCGGCCCCGCGCCGCGCCCTCGTAGGAGCGCGCGAGCCCGTCGAAGGCCTGCCGCGCCAGCACGCGTCGCGTGGCCGTGCGCGGGGCGACCGAGGCGATGGCCCTGTCGAGCCAGGAGACCATCAGCGGTCCCCGCGCGAGAAGCCGGCGAAGCCCGCGATGGGCCGTGCCGTCGTCCCTGCGATCTGGCGCTCGATGGTGCGGATGCGCCCGAGCAGGTCCTCGGCCGAGCCGTAGTCCACGGTCTTGCCGTCATAGCTCACCCGCGTCGTGCCGCTCGCATAGGCGCGCCGGAGCGCCGCCAGTTCCGCTTCCGTCCAGTCCGCCATCAGAACCATCCTTCCCGCCGCCCGAGCCAGTCGGAGCGGCGCTTGCCTTGCGGGCCCGCGTCGGGCCGCCCGATCAGGCCGGCCGGGCTCTCCATCCCGCTCGGCACGCCGAGCTGGGCTTCAAGATCGGCCCATGTCGCTTCGGGCCAGCGATCCGCGCCCGCGATCCAGGCGGCGGCGCGGGCATAGACCCTGCAGTCCAGCGCCTCGTTGCGCTCGCGGAGCTTCTGCCATTCGAGCTTCGCGAAGCCGCGGCGGTTGCGCACCGTCACCAGCTGCTCGGCCGTCAGCTGCCGGATCCACTCGGTGTCGGCCCAGCCGGGCAGATGCACCGTACCGGGCGGGAATGACGCGCCATCTTCCAGTTCTTCCGTCGTCGGCCGCGCCAGCCGCAGGAAGCGGTAGGTCTCGGCCTTGAAGGTCGAGGTCGCCACGGTCCAGAGCCGCGCGCCCCGGCGCAGGCGCTTCCCGCCCGCGGTCGCGTCGACGAAGGTGGGGCCCGAGACAGGACTCGCCCGGTTGAACCCTTCGAGCCCCTTCACGGGGGCCACCTGCGCGAAACCGACCGAGCGGGCCCAGCCATAGACCGCGGCCGTCTCGTAGCCGGTGTCGATGGCGAGCCGCGCGAGACTGAGGTCAGCCCCGCCAGCATGCCGCCAGTTCCGGCCGAGCAGCTGGGTCAGTGCCTCCCACGCCTCGGGCCGCGCCGGGCCGCCCTCGATCACGACGTGATCGACGAGCCAGCTTTCGAGGCCGCGGCCCCAGGCCCAGACATCGATCTCGATCCGGTCCTTCTGCACGTCGGCGCCGGCGGTCAGGAACAGCCCGCCCGTGGGAACGGTCCCCGCCGGCCAGTCCTCCCGCCGCTCGGCGATCCGCTGCCAGTCGGGCGCATCGCCGGTCTCGATCCAGGTCTCGCCGAGCACCGTGTTGCGGAACACCCGCTCGGCTTCGTCCGAGCCCGCCGCCGTCTCCTTGTCGCGCGCGATGTCGGCCCAGCTCTTCCACCCCGGCGGCGAATAGAGCGCCGAGAGGTGAAACCCCACCGTCCGAGCATCGCGGGCCTCGGCGGTCGACCGCCATTCGCCGGCGGCCAGCATCGCCGGCTTGTGGTGCTCCTCGATCGGCTCCTCGCAGGCATCGCAATGGTACGTCGCCGTCTCCGGTTTGCCCGTCTCCCAGCGCAGCCGCTCGAACCGCAGCCACTGCATCGCGCCGCAATGCGGGCACGGCACGAAGAAGCGGCGCTGGTCGCTCGCCTCGTATTCCCGTTCGATCCGGCTAACGCCGCGGATCGTGGGCGTCGAGACCAGGAAGACCTTGCGCCGGTGCGCGAAGGTCAGCGAGCGCGCCTCGGCAAGCCCGACCGGGTCGCCTTCCTCGTCGGCCGAGGCGGGGTAGGCATCGACCTCGTCGAGGAAGACGTAGCGCGCCGGCATCGAGCGCAGTCCCACCGCCGAGTTGGCGCCCGTCATTACCAGCACGCCGCCCGGGAAATCCTTCGACAGCTGCGTGTTGCCGCTATCGCGCGCCCGCGCCGGGCGGACGCGCTCCTTCAGCGCCGGGCTCTCTTCGATCAGCGGGTCGATCCGCTGGCGCGAATTCCGTTTCGCCAGTTCCACCGTCGGCTGGACCGCGAGCATCGGGCCGGGCGCGTGGTGGATCACGATCCCGATCCAGTTGTTGCCGGCCTCCGTGGCACCCACCTGCGCGGCCTTCATGAACACGACCCGCTGGGTCGGATCGCCGGGCGACAGCGCGTCCATGATCGCGCGCATGTAGGGCGTGCGCTCGGTGCGGTACCGGCCAGGCTCGGCGCTCGCGCGCGAGCTCAGCCAGCGATGCGTGTCGGACCATTCCGAGACGGTCAGCCAGGGATCGGGCGTGAGCCCGCGGCCCCAGGCCCGGAGCAGCGCCTCAGCCCCATCGAACGCAGTGACCTCGTCAGAGGGCGATCCGGGGCTGGGCGAGTTCCTCGAGATGGGCGCGGACATGGGCCTCCAGAACCTTCTGCATGGCCGCCGTCTCCGTTCCCAACTCCGCCGCCATCAGCGCAGCCACCCGCGCCGGCCAGTTCACCCACGCGTCGCGTTCCTCGCGCGCGAGCCGGAACACCAGCGAGATCGCGCGGTTGCGGTCGACCAACTCGCCCCTCTTGATCTGGAGCTCGAGCTTGCGCTCCTGAGCCTTCATGATCTCGTTGAAGGTCTTGGCCTTCATGTAGGCACCGGCTTCGCCGACCTCGGGAACTGTGACCCCGTTCTCGCGCAGCGTCTCGTTGGCAGACGCAATGACCGCCGCCGGCACTGGCTTCATTTCGCCCGGACGTTCTGCGGCCTTAGGCCTGCTCTTTGACAGATCAGTCGTCTCGGCCCGCCGCTTGTCGGAGGCCGCGGCATCGATGCTGCCATCCTCGTGCAGAACGAGCCGGCCGGCGGCCTTTGCCTTCTGGATCGCGCCGCGCGACAGCCCGACATGGGCGGCGTACTGGCGCTCGCTCATGCCCTGCATCGACGGCTCCGATTATCATTCAAAATCAGTTGCTTATCGAGTTGATAAGCCTCCTCGACAGAGCGAACGTTCATCCCACAACGACCATGCAACTCACCAAGGAGCCACGACGATGACGACCCGCCTGAACCCGATCACGACCCCGCGCCACGAACTCCGCGCAGAGAAGGCGCGCCGGAACAAGGAAGCCGCGCTCGCCGCTTTCATCGGCAAGAAAGCCGAGATCGACGAGATGCTCGCCCGCCTGCAGGCGCTCAGCGACGAGCATTTCAACTGTCACCCCGACGAGGCGGGCTGGGCCATGGTCGGCACCCTCGAACACTACGCCAGCCTCCTCAAGCGCATCACCGACAGCGCCTTTGGCGAGGGCGAGCACGCCCGCTGATCCCCGGCACAGCCGGAACTCCCGCCGCGCGCCCCGCGCGGCTCGGGGTCGTAGAAGGCGCCGCATGTCGCGGGCCCGAATACGGAGACGATCCCATGACACAGATCCAGCTTTCAGACGCCCAAGCCGTCATCCTGTCCACCGCCTGCGCCCGCGACGACGGAGCGATCTTCCCCGTCACCGCCAGCCTCAAGGGCGGCGCCGTCGGCAACGTTTGCAAGAGCCTTCTCAAGCAGGGCCTGATCGAGGAAATCGCCGCCACGGATCTCAACACGGTCTGGCGGCACGACGAGGCGCGCGGCCCGATCACGCTGCGCGCCACCCCACTGGCCTACAGCACCCTCGGGATCACGGACGAGCAGGACGACACGCCGCCGGCGGAAACGCCGACCGCCCCGGTCCAGCGACGGAAAGGCACCAAGCAGGAAACTCTGATCGAGATGCTCCGCGCCGAGGGCGGCGCGACCATCGAGGAGATTGTCGAAGCCACGGGGTGGCAACCGCACACCGTGAGAGGCGCCATGTCCGGCGCGCTGAAGAAGAAGCTGGGCCTTACGATCACCTCCGAGAAGATCGAGGGGCGCGGGAGGGTGTACAAACTGGACAACTAACCGCCTGCATTGCCTGCATGCTTTGACTATGCTGCTTTGCGGAGGAACCCATGGATTTCGTGAACCCGCAAAGCAGCACGATCATTTTCGGTTTCGACTCGGCATGGACCGATGCCCCGAAGGCGCCGGGCGCGATCTGCGCCGTGGCGTTTGATGACAACGGCCAAGTCCAGTTCTACGAACCGCAGCTGGTCTCGTTCGCGCAGGCTCGCACTTTGATCGACGAGCTCCGCAAGGATTTCGCCGTCAGCCTCGTTGCGCTCGATCAGCCAACGGTAGTGCCCAATGCCGCGGGCAGCCGCCCGGTGGACAAAGTCGCTGCGTCCCTCGTTTCTTTTGCCGGCGGTGGCGTTCAGCCGGCCAACCGCAGCAAGATCGGAATGTTCTGCGACGACTCGCCGATTTGGTCGTTCATTTCCGGTCTCGATGCGACGGAGGATCCTATTCAGGCGCGCACGGCGTCTGCTGGCCACTTCCTCATCGAAGTATTCCCCGCGCTGGCTTTACCCGCGCTCGACGAGGGCTTTGCTCAACGGCTCCGCGCTCCGAAGTACAATCCGCAGAACCGGAAGAAATTCCGCTTGGAAGACTGGCAGGCAGTGGCGCGCGTGGTCGTACGTTCAGCCGAGCGGTTCAACGTGCCGCGCCTCGCCGAATGGGCCCATCAGATGCGGGATGTCGCTCAGCCTCGGAAGTCCGATCAGGACAAGCTTGATGCTGCCATCTGCGCGCTGATTGGTCTCTACTGGCGAGCAGGCCCCACTACCCATTCGGCATTGCTGGGTGACGTTGATCACGGCTACATGGTTACGCCGATCTCGGATGCGACTTGGCCCCGCCTCCAACAGGCAGCAATCCGGCGCGGCGTCCCGACGTCGCAGTTTGTTGATCCCTAGTTTCTCACCCGCATTGCCTCGAAGATCCGCCGCAGGGCGAAGGACCGCGCGATGCTCACCACCGTGAACACCGCGCCCATCTTGAGGTTCTGCGCGAGCGTCGTGTGCAGCCCGAAGACCGGGAAGATCAGGATCTGCGTCACGACCGCGACGCCGTAGCCGACCGCCACGTTGGCGACGGCCTCCACCAGCGACATGGCCCGGCTCTGCTTCATCGCGCGCCCTCATCCATCGGCCAGCAGTTGAGCTGCGAGAGTTCGGAGCGCATGCGCCGCGACCAGCGGGACCACTCCATTGCCACAGAGGCGAAGCCGGTCCACCCGGTGGGCCAGCCCATCAGCGCCTCGACGAACTGCGGGTTCAAGGTCCGGGGCGTGTCGCAGGAACTGCCGCCAGCCGTCGGCGTCACCAGGACCTGGCGGCCAAGCAGCCCGTTCACCGGCGTGTTCGCGAGGCTCGTCGCCCCGTCCTTGTGATCCCGCGCCGTCGGCGTCATCCACATCCCCGCCGAATGCGTCAGATCGGCCGACCGGCGGTTGCCCGCGCTCGGCTTGCAGCCGTCGTTTGCCATCGGCGTCGGCCAGAGCCGCATCATCTCCGTCCGGTTGCCGCCACTCGAGCGTGTCCCCGAGCAGGCGCGCGGGGTCGGCCAGGTCGCCCCCCTCGCGGATGGCGAGGATGAACAGCCGCTCGCGCTTGTGCGGCGCGCCGACTTCCGCCGCAGTGAAGAGGCCCGCCGCAAGGCGGTAGCCCATGCCGACCAGCCCTCCGGCGACTTCGGGGAAGCCAAGGCGGAGATGATGGGCGACGTTCTCGAGGAAGACGAAGGGCGGTTCGCACTCGCCGACGATCCGGGCGACATGGGGCCAGAGGTGGCGCGGATCGTCCGCGCCCCGGCGCTTGCCCGCGACGGAGAACGGCTGGCACGGATAGCCCGCAGTGACGATGTCCACCGCGCCGCGCCACGCGCGGCCGTCGAAGGTTCCAACGTCGTCCCAGACAGGCGCGCGATCCAGGGCCGCGTCTTCCATCCGCGCCACGAGGATGGCCGCGGCGTAGGCGTCCCGCTCGACGTGCCCCACAGTACGATATCCGGGGAGTGCGAGGTGCAGCCCGAGATCGAGCCCGCCGGCGCCGGAGCAGAGCGAGAGCCCGAAGAGGCACGTCTCGCCGGCTCCGGAAGTGCATCCGGAGGAAGGTAGAGCCACGCCATCCACGTCGTCAGGCCGCGTGGGCCCCCTCGGGTGCGGCCGGGGTCTCGCCCAGCCGCTCGGTCTTCACTTGCTCGAAGGTCCGGCCGTCACCGTCGAGGATCGCGTCCTTGCCGGTCTCTGCCTGCCAGCGCTCGACGGCGACGTCGACATAGGCCGGGCTGATCTCCATCGCGAAGACGCGGCGGCCACCCGCCCGTGCCCGGCGATTAGTTCGCCGTCGTCGGCCACGAGGCAGGGCACGGTCCAGCCGAACTCGGCCATGCTGGCGGCGATCTTCGCCACCTGCTCGGGCCCGTGCACCTTCGCGTTCTGCGCGTAGGGCTGGAGCTTGGCCAGCGGCCACGTCTCGATCCGCTCGGGGGCGAAGCTCAGCGTCATGGGCGGGTGGTTTCCGTCGATGAGGTGGATGCCGGCCGGAGTTCGGATTGCGGATGCCACGCCGGACTCCAGACGGGGTCCAGCGGCATCCGGGGTATCCGGCTCAGAGGCCAGCGTTCATTGGGGTTTGCGCGAGTGGCGGGTGGCTCCGGCTTCCAGGTGGCTTCCCAAAAATCCGGCCCTGACGCTGGCGAAATGCCGAGCCAAGCCCGCCAGCATACGCAGGTCGCGCGGAAGGAACCGCGAACTCGGCCGAGGGACGTGGCAGGGGCGGACAGCTGCCCGCAAGGAAAGGATCAGAGCATTTTCTTTGCTAACGCCGCGGCCAACGAAAGGATGGTTTCGCTCGGGACCGCGCCGCGCGCCTCTCCCGAGCTTATCCCGAACCTAGCCCCTGAACCGGTTTTCTGTCCCGTCGAAAACTGTCCGCCGCACATCTTCCCCTGTGGCGCGCAGTGCTACGCGCCACCGGCCAGTTCGATCACGCGCCGCTTCGACAGGTTGCGGTTGAACCGACGCCGGTTGAGCTTCAGCGAGATGACGCAGAGCCCGTAGAGCCAGTGCTGATGGGCGGCCGAGCGCTGCAGACCGACAGTCCAGCAGATGGTCTTCCACCGCTCGCCATGTGCGCGCATCCAGACGATCTTGCCGTCGACGGGGTCGAGGCAGGCGGTCCAGGTCAGCGTCTCCTCCATCCGGCTGATCGCCTGCGGCGACGGCAGCACGCGCATGGGCTTGGGCTCCTGGCCCACCTTGTCGGCGAAGGAATGGATGATCTCGGGCCACGTGCTGAAGTAGCCCTGCCGCCGCGGCTCGGGCAGGCGCTTGAGAACGAAGGCCGCTTCAGCGAGGCGAGCCTCGACGAGGGACGGGGTCCACTTATCCATGGCGCCCTCCCTCGTCGGAGGGGCGCGGCCCGTAGAGCCTTTCGCCGAGCTGGCGGACGAGTTCGCGTTCGGGCCAGGTCAGCCGCGTGTCCTCGAGCGAGACGGCCAGCAGACCCTGCTCCTGCCAGCCCTCGCGCTTCACCTGTTCCGGATCCCGACGATGGCCGCCGTAGCCCTTGGGATGCCACCTCATGCGACACCCCCGTTCGTCTCGATCGCCCAGAGCAGGAGCGCGATGGCGTCGGCCTCATTGTCGTCGGCGGGGCTGAAGCCCCGGGCCCGCGCGGCTGCGATCATCGCCGCCTTCGGCGCGTTGCCCTTGCCGGTGGCATGACGCTTGATCGTGCCGACAGGAACGCCGGCATAAGGCACGCCCCGCAGCTCGGCCCATGCTGTCAACGTGGCCATGAGCCCGCCATAGACATGGGCCGCATCGGTTCCGGCGTGCCGACGCACCTCCTCGAACCAGATGGCGGCGATCGGTCCCGACAGGCGGTCGATCTCGGTGAGCCAGTTGGTGAAGCGCAAATAGCGCATGCCGCCGCCGTCATAGCGTCCGGGCCTGAAGCTCGCGGTCCCGCTGGTGATCAGCCCTTCGGGCGAGCGCAACGCCCAGCCGGTGCTCGTGCCGAGATCCAGCGCGAGAATGCAGCGGTCGAAAGTGCCGGCAGCCGTGAGAGGCTCCGCGGCGATGTGTGGGGAGCGGTCCATGACGACCTCCTCTTCGAGTGAGAGGCCGGGGCAGCACGGCTGCCTGGTGAGGGCAGGACGCGCGCCCGGACCCGGATCGCGAGGTCTGGTCAGGGTCACGTTGTCGATGCCGGGGGCGCCCGGCGCTTCTTTCAACGACTTCACCCCGTCCGCTTGAAGGAAGTGGGGGCGCAAGCCATTGGCAGAATGAGAATAAATCTCTTCTTTCAATATTTCAGTTACTTCGTGGGGTATGTTTCTGGCACTCCACCCCCTCCACGCGCGCGAGGGTCTCTGCGTGAAATATTGAAAGAAGTCCGCCGCGCCGATTTTCCGTTGCGGGACCGAGGGTTCGGCGGGAACTTCCTTCAAATGAAGGATGGGGGCTGTTGAAGGAAGCATCGTCCCGACCCTCACCGCATCGCCCGGAAGCGCATGGCCTTCCGCCCCCCGGTTTCCTGCTCGACCGTGGCGATGTCGCCGCTCTCGACCAGCGTGAGCAGGATGTCGTCGCGGTCGCGCGCCCGGAGCCATTGCGAGGCGCGGGTCAGCTCGGACTTGGTGACGCCGGCCGTCCCCGCCTTGCGGATGATCTCGCGCAGACGTTTCAGGTGCGCCTCGGTCTCGGTGTCGGCGACATGGCGCTCGACGGCATCGATGGTGCGCCGCGCGAAATGGCGCACGAAGTCGATGGCCCAGACGGCATCCTCGACCTGGATGACGGGCTGGACCGCATCCCGCCCCACGGCGAGTACGAGCGCGACCTTGGCCGCGTTCTCCGCGATCCGGGCGAGGATCGGCGTCTGGAACGTGCCGGCAGCGGCCCTGAGCTCGGCTGTGATCTCCTCTCCGAGCGCATCGAAACGCGCCTGCGCGTCGTCGTCCATCGGCACGGTCATCGGATCGACCGCGGTCTCGGGGCCGGAGGTCTTGCCAGCCAGGTTGCCGCTCGCCCGGCCCCCGCCCTCGGCGAGCCGCTGCAGCCCCTCGATCAGAGGGCGCGGCGACGTGCGCAGCCCGGCACGACGGTTCTCGTCCGGATAATCCTCCTCGCTCGGCAGGATGATGAACCGGGCGAGCGAGCCGTCCACCACGTTGGCGCCCTGCAGCGCCCCCCAGAAATGCAACGGCGTCGTCGTGCCGTAAACGCAGAGGCATGGCTGGACGATATCGCGCCGCTCGTTCGAGCCATCCCGGTTGGCGTAATCCGCGCCGAGGAAGACCCCGCAGGCTGCGGTGTAGAGCTCGGTCATGTTGTCGAGGATCTCGGTGACATGGCGCGGGCTGCGCTTGCGGTCGGCCGCCGCCGCGAGAAACATCCCGAACTCGTCGATCTGGAACAGGATCGCGGGCTGACGGTGGAGCGCAGTGAGGAGCCCCGCGCCCGAGGCGATCTTGTTTCCGCCGAGGTGGTGCGCGAGGCCGGCCGAGAAGAACAGCTCGTTGACGACCTCGCGGGCGTGGTTCTTGCCCGAACCGCTGTCCGCGATGCCGACGATGTAGAGGTTCGTGCGCAGGTCGGTCGTCGTGCGGTAGCGCCGCCCCATCAGCGCGCCGAGGGCGCAGAGACTGGCGCCCACGGCGAGAAGCGGCTGCGGTCGGCGCGCCGTGTCGATCATGTAGCGCGCGAGATCGCCCACGAGCCCGCCCGGAATCGTCAGCGTGAAGGACGGCGCAGGCGTGAGGATCGGCATCGACACTTCAGGCTGGGCGAGCCGAGCAAGGAGACCGGCCGCGGGATGCTCGTCGCCCGCGCAAATCTTCTGACTGCCGTCGAGCAGCAGGTCGGGATCGGGGCGCCAGCCCTTCTCCATGGCCAGGTGATAGATCGTGCCGGCGCCGATCCGCGCTGGCCTGAAGCTCGCCCATGCCTTGGCCGTCGCGGCCGGATTGTTCTTGGCCGCCTGCCCCGACCACTCGGCGAAGAGCGTCGCGCCCTCCTCGCCCAGCGCGCCCTTCTCCGTCAAGCCTTGCCTCGGCGAGCATGGCGACAGCCACCTTCTGCTTGCCGCCCGTGAATTCGTGCCACCTGCCGTGCACGATCAGCACGCCGCCGTCGCCGGAGACCCATACAGGCCCCTTCTGCGACGGTCCCTTCAGCAGGCGTGCGCTCAGGACTTCCGGGGCGATCGCGAGCCCATCTTCATGATCGACCACATCCGCCAGCGCGACGAACTCGTGGCCCCGGACGAAGCGGAAGCGATGCCGATCCGGCAGGTCGAGAACGAGGACCACCCGAAGCCCATCGGCCGGCCGGCGCGCAACTAGCTGGCGGAACTCCTCGAACACTGCCGGCGTCGTCAGACCGCGGGCGACCCAGATCCCGACACGCGTTTTGCGCTTCGGCAGCCGCGCCGTCCCGAAATCCAGCACCGCACCGTCGAGGTACGGCACCGGGTCTTTGCCGAGTGAGCAATCGAGCCGGGCGACCACCCGCCGAGTTGTCGCCGCCATGTCCAGCGCATAGACCCGGCGGCGGGCGCTCGCCTGTTCGTCGTGCCAGGCCGCATTGCCGAGATGCCCATGTTGCCCCGTAATCGGGTGGGCGATGACGGACGTCGGGATGTCGTCCAGATCGTCCTCGGCAACGACGGACATCGCGCTGCCGCGCTGCACGAGCAGTCCGGCATCCATTAGCGTCTTGCCGGCGCAGCGCATGTGCGCCAGCGCCATTGCCGGAACCCGCGCGTCGCGGGTTCCGGCAATGGACGAGAGCAGCCGGCGGGCGGCGAGATCAATCCTCGAAGAGCTGCAGGTCATCGACCAGGATCCCCCAGCGCCGCAGGTACTTCTCGCCGATCATCTGCTCGGTCGCGGTGCGATCCTTCAGATCGCAGCCATGCGGCCAGGTGATCGTCAGGGTCAGCGTGCGCCGCCTGTCGCCTCCGGGGCGGCGCGCGAGCTTCACGGCGATCTTGGCCCGCGTGACCACATACCCCTCGCTCAGGGGCGTGCGATCTCCGAACCGCTCCTCCGCCTTCGTCCAGATTGTCTCGTCGGCGCGGGCGGGCTTCTCCAGCGTCACCCTGAAATCGCTGTCGTCGATCGGCATCAGGCGCAGCTCGCGCACCTCGACGCCCTCGATCCCGTCCTCCGGATCAACCGGGAAATCGTAGGGCGCCAGCAGCACGGACAGGTTGTAGCACCGCAGCGGCAGGCGGTTCTCCTTGAACTCGATGCCGAGGATGTGCGTGACCGTCGCCCTCACGATCTCGCCCCGCGTTGCCTTGTCGTTGGCGATCACCTCGATGCCGCCGGTCGCGGGCTCGTAGGTCACCGCGGCCTCGAACACGGGGCGATAGGCCTGCCGGACAAGGGACCCCTTGTCGTCGAAGCGCAGCAGATCGTCTGGCCGCCCCTCGCGGTAGATCGTGACCTGCACGAGGTCGCATTCGTCGCCCTCATGGGTCGTTCTCACACGGTCGAAGATATCGACATGGGCATGGGCGGCGCCCGAGAACTCCTTGATCGCGGAGACGAAGGCCTGGCGGGCCGACGCATCGCGCTGCACGACGCATCCGGCGTCGGTCATGTAGCCGGCCCACATCCGACCGCGCCGGCGGTCCTCCGTGAAGCGGACTTCCTCGGCATGACGAAAGCGGTCCTGCGCGTTCAGGAACATCCAGAGCGACCGCGCGTGCGGGTTCGCGAGCCCGTCGAGGAGGGCAGGATCCTCGGCCACGCTGTAGATCGCGGCCTGCCCCGGCTCGTCGGACAGGGCATGGACGCGCTCGGCGTCGTTCGAGATCCGGTCGCGCTGGACGCGGGACATCTTCTCGATGGCGCCGAGAAGCGGCCCGGACAGATCGGCGTCCGATGCGGGCCAGTCGAACTCGGTGGGCAGGCCAATTTCGGGCCGGTCGAAGTATTCGCGCAGCGCCTCGCCGGGCGTCTCGCGAAGGAAGGCGGACAGTGCAGCCAC